CCATTCCCCATGGACTGATGACTTGGCTATCGTCCATTGTCCGTTGATTAGATGCCATTGATTCCCCCTTACCCACTCAGAAGCCGGCACTTGCCGACTCTTCAAATCGCTGAAAGTCGCCGTTAAACCACAAGCCAACTTTCCCCTCCCACTCGCCATTACGCTGTTTGTCGCAGATCAAAAGGGCGTCAGGCGTCATCGGGTCGGCGTAGCCGTCCTGTGCATCGGCTTCCTTTTTTTTGTTGCGCCAAACCGTGATGACGTTGTCCACTTGGTCCGTGATAGAGCCGGTGCCCTTAACGTCCATCTTCCCGGGCGGGCTGTATTCGTCCTTGGCCTTTCGGGAGTGGGCAACGAGGTGGATGTGCATTCCTGAGTCGCGGCCGATGGCGCACAACTGGTCGATAAAGTGTTTTTGGCCGGTGTAGTCATCCTCGGCAATTCCGCATTTCATCAGCGAATCAATGATGAAGTGGTCCGCCTTGATCTGCTCCGCGCAGTACCGAAGAACGGCAAGCATGCGGTCCTGTTTAACCGCCCCCAATTGGTCGTATAGCCACAAGTGCCCATCGGTCCATTGATGGAATTGCTTGATGCCGTCTACCGAGGGGTTCCGGCCGTATTCCTGCCGAGCCATGCGGGCGATGGTGACAACCGGCTTCATTTCCATGGACGCGATAACGATTCGCTGTTTCTCGGCGCGGGCGAAGTGAATGCATGCCTGACCAAGCGCAAGGCTCTTCCCGTGGCCGTTCATGCCACCCCACAGCGTGACCTCGCCCTTTCGGAACCCGATGTTCCCAACCGTCTTACCCCAAGGCAAAGGCGCACCACGGTTCGTTCCGGTGTTGGCAAAGTAGTCGATGACCTCCTGCTCATACCGCGATGCAGGGATGACCTTGTGCCCGGCGTCCGTCTCGGACAGGTAGGCGTTAAAGTCGATTTCGTCAGAGATGAGATGTGCCAATTCGGCCTCCTGTTTTTAGCCACGGAACCATGCGCGCCGCTTCGCGCTCACGCTCCAGTGATTTTTGATAACCCGCCTTGTTTGCGTCGGTCTGCTTTCGGCAGGCGTACATCGTCGCGTCGGCCTGGGCGTCGTGGTACTGAAACACCCAAGGACGCTCTGACAACTCAACCCGTCCGTATTTCTTCATCCATGACCAGCCCACGTCATCGCCAAAGGAATCGACCAGCAGAATGATTTCGTTCGCGTACTGCGTCAGGTGGTCGTACAGACCGGACAAATCCGCTGTCCAGTCTCGCGCCATGATCACTACGTCCAGACCAACCAGCGGGCGCAAATCGTCGTTCCGCGTGGCCCCTTCCGGGCATAGCGTCAGGCGTTCAAGCTCATGCGGATAGCGAGGGGCGCGGTATGCGTCGATCAAATCGATGAACACCAGCGCTGGCCGTTTCCCGGCTTGTCGCAGGGATAGCAGGGTCTGCATTCCCCGGATGGTCATATCGCACCTCGGCATGGATCAAAGGCGTGAGTGCTCGCTGTGGTCGAGGCAGGCGGCCCAAACTTCACGGAGTTTCGCAGCCAGGTTCGGAACGCAGATTGCCAGTCCTTGAACGTGCTCCCCTTGGAGCGATGAAAGTCTGCAAAGGCAGGAAGCTCCGCGCTTGCTGATCTGCCTAGACTGACGGCCAACTCAACGCAAGTTGCATCAGGAACAAAGTCTTCAGGAATCTGGATTGCTCGCTTGGGTGGCCCCGAGGTTTTCCCCTGCGATTTTTCTTTACCCGCTTCAGCGGGAATAAAGATTTCCTTTTCCAGTTCCAGTTCCAGTTCCGGGGGTGAATGGTCGCCGACTGTTCCGCTACCATTCGGCGAATGTTCGGTGTTTATTCGCCGAATTTTTCCCCCAATTGACCCATCAGGCTTTGGATAACGCCCGGTTTTTGTGTCTGGTTTTTGGTGCTTGTCCCATCCTGTGACCCACCAATAGCGGCTTCCGTCAATCTCGTACTCTTGAACGAGACTGTTCGCCTGTAGTTCGCCGATCATTCGGCGAATATCGTCTTTGGTGATGTCGTCGGACGGGAAAACTTCCATCTTCAGACGCATTTCAGATGCCGGATGAACGCCATAGTCATCGCAAAAATTCCACATCCCGATGAACAGCAGGCGAGCATTCGGCGAACATTCGGCGATTTGTTCGCTAGTCCAAAACTCTGGTTTGACTGAGCGAATCCGAGCCATTAGATCCCCGCCTTCTTTGCAATCTCACGCATTGCTGCCGTGTATTGCGATGGCGACGAGTCAGGATTTGCTGCTATCCATGCAGCTTTAAGGCGCTCGTATTCAGCCATGATTAACCTCTTTCCGAAACCCCCTAACCAAAGTGATAGAAACAGCCGGAGCGCTGCCTAACCAGAAGGTTATTTTGAATAGGGGGTTTCGGGAATGGGTCATCTAGGCACTCCGGTAAAATTCGGCCTATCACAGCCAGTGACTAACTTTACTACTTTTTCGGTGCTATGTGGTATGGCGAACAGAGCTTATTTTCGCCAACAGTCAATAATGAACCGCCGCATGGCCTTAGATAGTGACTGTTGGTGAAATAAAAAAATGGGTTATTCGGCTACCTCAGCGAACAAGTCCTGAGTCAGCTTGAGTGCGTTCTCAAGATTGCGTGAAGCCTGTTCGTAGTAGCTGCGCTTCAATTCCACGCCGATGAACTTGCGGCCCATTTGGATTGATACGTGACCCTCTGAGCCTATTCCAGCGAATGGGGATAGAACCACGTCGCCCGGATTCGTCCAGAGGTCTATACCGCGCTCTATCACCTGAAGCTGCAAAGGGCAGATATGGCGTTCATCATCGTGCTCTCGGGCCGATTGGTATTGCAGCGTGTTCGACGCATCAATGTCAGTCCATACGGGACTAGCGACGGTTTGCCACTTCTGCACTGGATACTGTTCAGGATCATGCTTTACGCGATCAACCATCTCGCCAGGTGCGCGCATCGTAACCAGGTAGTCAGGGATTCCTTGACGACTCATGCAGGCGTTTTCGCGCACGGTCTTATGCAATAGACCGAGTGCCTTGGTGCGTTGCATTGCAGTTACCGGGTCTTTCCAAATGCAGACCTCAGATGCGTAGATAAATCCGTGGCTTTGGAATGCGCGTATCAGATCGCCCCGGAAGTCCTTTAGCCCGATATAGCCGTCTCGTTCCTTGCTTGTCGGCATGAGCATGCAATGGAACGATACGTTATGGCCCGGCTTCATGACGCGGGCCAGTTCAGCGATCAGGAAGTTGAAGTGCTCGAAAAACTCCGCATCGTTGCGGCAGTTGCCCATATCGCGCGGGCTGTTGGAGTAAGTGTAAAGGCTGGCGAAGGGAGGCGAGAAAATAGAATAATCGATGCTCTTGTCCGGCAGTCCTTTGATAACTTCCACGCAATCCCCATTGAATAGCGTGTAATTCTTACCGATAGATTGATCGATGCAGTTCATTGTGCGCACTCCAAAAAAGAGGGGATAATTATTTTCTTTGCAGCGTTATATGTGTTTGTTTCACGAGTTGTTCCCATAAGTTCCGCTCGGACTGATTCCATAACTTCAATCGCTAACTCATCCGCCATAAACTTTGCGTTTTCTTCCTTGCGGGAAAGGTTAGAAACGACGGAGCCTTCCTGCTCGCTGGCGAAGATGTGCACATCAACCGGACGTTTCTGACCGAAACGCCAGCAGCGGCGGACGGCTTGGTAATAGGCTTCCCATGAGTCGGTGACGCCAACAAATGCCATGCGTGCGCAGTGCTGCCAATTCAAACCAGCCCCGGCGATAGAAGGTTTTGTGACCAGAACACGGATCTTTCCGTGCGCGAAGTCCATCAATCGCTGTTCTTTCAGGTCGGCATCATCAGAGCCACGGATCTCGACGGCATCCGGGATAGCCAGTCGAAGCGCATCGCCTTCTGCGTTTAGGTCGCACCAGACAATCCACGGCTGACGGTCGGCATTGACCATCGCGGCGCAATCTGCGACACGTTCAGCAAGTGAATCCTTTCGAGCGTTCCGGCGATCCATCAAGCCCTGCGCTTCCATTGCGAACAGTTGGCCGGTGGATTCCATGCAATGCGTGGAGGCGACGGTGTGCTGAGTGATATTCAGCGGAGGAAGTTGATAGGCCGATGCGTCATAGCCAAGATCAGCCGGAGATCGGAGCATCACACCCCACGATGCCACCCACTGCCAGAAGATTTTGCGAGCATGACCTTTGACGCGCCATTCGCCGGTATTGGCGGCATCATGGATGAAGTACTCGGCTAGCATCTCGGTACGGGTACGGATGCCGAGGAATTCAGAATGCGTGCCTAGTTCAGTCCAGTCATTCGGCGCTGGGGTAGCTGTGGCGCAGAGCTTGTAAGGCGTGCGGCGGAAGGTATCCAGCAGCGTTTGCAGTGTGCGCGACGAATGGTTCTTGATGCAGCTCGACTCGTCCAGAACCACACCACCGAAGCGCTCGCCATCGAACTTATGCAAGCGGTCGTAGTTGGTGATATTGATGCCGGGGCGAATCTCCGAATCGTCATGGGCATGCGTGATTCGTACGCCAACAGATGCCGCCTCTTCCACAGTCTGCTGTGCTACAGCCAAAGGGGCGAGGATCAGGACATTCGCGAATTGATGCTGAGATACGGCATCGGCCCACGCAATCTGAATTCGCGTTTTTCCAAGTCCAGTATCTGCAAAGATGGCAGACCGGCCACGGCGCAGTGCGAACTTGGTTAGATCGCGCTGATGCGGGAACATCCCATAGTCGCCGGGAGACACGCTAAGGCCCGTCGTGGGAACCGTGGATAGCTTCTTCGTGACGAATTGACTATAGCCATTGCCGTTCATCATGCATCCCCCAACGATGAATAGCTATGAATCACTTCTTTCGCTTTTAGATATGCAGAATGAGCCTCTTCTTTTGATTTGAAGTTTCCGAGAAACTTAGCTTTCCCCTTATGCCTTATTTGGGAGTCAAACCGCCCATTGCCTCTATCGACAACACCAAGAAGTCCGAGCTTATTGTTTGAATTTGCCCCAGCCCTGTTCTGGGCGTTCTCACGACAATCAACAACTCTCAAATTCGATATTGAATTGTTCGATCTATTGCAATCAATATGATCTATTAACCCGATTGGATTTGTCCCATATACGTATATCCAAGCAAGCCTGTGGGCTGTGTATCGGCCGCCGTTTATGCCTATGCGAACATATCCCTTTTCATCAAGCCATCCCGCACGACTGCCCACTTTGACTTTTCTTGAGTTGCCAGTCGCGTTCCAGAAAAAATCACCAGTACTCGGGTCATACCTAAGGCGATGCTTGATTTGTTCTTGATTTAATTCCCTCTTCACTTGATAATTCTCCTGTGAGTTTTCCAAAGCCAACCGGGGATTGCCGTCCCGCCAACGGTTGGCGTTTCTATTTGCGTCTTGGCTACGCGGCCACCTTCATCCGAGACTCTTTCAGCGAGCCAAGCTCAAGCCACATGGTGCGGTTAGATAGGCAGTGGCCGTCTTCCGTCGAATAGAGTTGTCCGGTGACGCGATCAGCCCAGAATTCACCGTCCTGACCCTTAATGCCAACCAGCGAGAATTCGCGCTTGCCTTCGTTGGTTACGGTGCCGTAGTGCTTCTGCATGCGAACGAGCGCGCCCATGCCTTTTTGATCGAGGCAGGCGGATTCGATTGACAGGTGTAGTTTCATGCGGGCAACTCCACCAACTCCGCCGCTGCGTTGAGCTTTACAGCGTGGTCGTTTAGCGCCTCTTCGGTGCAAGGGACGGCGTAATTTGGGATACATTCATGGCGGACCGGGCACTTGTGGCACGTAGTACCCAAGCGGCCATAGTTAGCTTCGCATACGTCTATTACTTTCCGGCTAAGGGCGACTCTCATGCTTCCTCCGGGAAAGAAAGCTGCACGCCGCGCTTGCGGTAGTCATCCTGCACAGCGACTAGATAGGCCGACAGTTGCGGCTTTGTCATCAAGGAGGTGACGGGCAGGAACTTCATCGCGCTGATCTTTTGCTCGTAGGTCATCCCTTTGATGGAGTTGTCGTAGAACTGGCGGAATTCCTCATCTTCAGTCCGAAGGATCGGGACGCCGTGATGCAGCTTGCAATAGCACTTAACGCCTAGCGCATCGTCGTCACGTAGCTCTGCGGCGACCTGCTCATACCAAGCGTGACTGATGGCGTTTTGGTCAAGACTGCGCGCCTTCCCGGTCTTTGCGCTCACCTTTACGAACTTGTGCGCGCGGAAAATATCGCGCAGATCGCCGATGAAGGATTGCAGCGAGGATTCGCTATTGACGGTCCATGCAGTCACTCTTCGCCCTCCCAATCCCGCAAAGGGTCTGCGCCTTGGTCAGAGCCGTAGCCAATGACGCGGGCAATCGCAAGGACGATTAGCACGTCTAAGATGAGGCCAGCGAACAGGATGATGTAGGGGACCACGTTTAACTCCAAACTAGTTATACGGATTTGCGTTTCTTACCGATACGGTAATACGCAACAAGTACGTTTACCTTGCTGTACCCTGGATCGCCTTCCTCATTCTTGATCCGAAGAATGGTGTCGTACGAAAGGCCGCATTTGTTGGCTACGTGGCGAAGTTTCCCTTCGTCTGCACGAAGGGCTTCTCTGACTTGAGTGAGATGGTCGTTTTTCATCATGACCACATGATAGGCATAACGGCAAAATAAGGCAAGGTGAAAATGCCTACTGTTTTATTTTCCTTCCGATGGCGAAAATACCTTGACAGGTGTTGGCATATAAACCTATAGTACGTCCATCAGCAGCAACCGCCCACCAGCCGAGACCTAGCCGAGCGAATGGGCAGCAAAGGGACGACTACCCCGGTTGCGCCAGAGATAGCACAGGCGAAGGCCACGCGAAGACTGGCAGCGGAAGTAGTAGCAAGCGAAGGCCCGGCGCGTAACTCGGGAGGCTTGGCCCCCAAGGGTCTGACGCTGGAAAGACAGCCCCTGCCCAGAGGGAACCTGGGACTTATTTGGAGAGAGTGATGGACGTACGAATCAACTTTGAAGGCGTCGATTGCATCGTGCAGGGCTACTACCAGCCGAAGGAAAAGCAGACGTATGACTATCCAGGAAACCCCGAATCATTCGACGTTGAGGCCGTATTCGTTGGCGGATCAATGACCGACATCAGCAGCATGATCGGACAAGAGCGCTGCGACGATCTGATCGCTCCGCTTTGTCTTGAAGCGATTGCAGAAATGAGGATTGCAGCATGACCGCAAAGAAAGTAACCAAGCCCGAAACTTCCCTCGTTCTGCGAGTCTGCCGAAAGGACATGACGAGTCACGATGGATTCAAGTGGCCGAAGAAAGTTGGATCGATTGTCTCCGCCCCGGACTGGATTGATAACAAAGAATGCGGCAATGGGCTGCATGGCTGGCTATACGGCCAAGGCGATCATTCTTGCGTCAATTACTGGGGCGAAGAAGGCGCTAATTGGGTTGTGCTTGAGGTTGAAACTGCCGGAATCATCATGCTTGGCGGTAAGTGCAAATTTCAAAGCGCGAAGATCAAATTCATTGGCGCAAAACAGGATGCTGCTGAATACCTGATAAAGAATGAGCCAAAGGCTGCGAGCGTTGCAGTGATTGGTCGGACGGTGGAAGTTAGCGAAGGCGGCGAGGCTCTAGCGGGCGCGTTATCCACGATGACCGGCGGCGACTCCGCAAAGATGACCGGCGGCGACTCCGCAAAGATGACCGGCGGCGACTCCGCAAAGATGACCGGCGGCGACTCCGCAACGATGACCGGCGGCGACTCCGCAAAGATGACCGGCGGCGATAAATCTGTCTTGTGTTTCTCTTATTACGACAAAAAATCAGACCGTCAAAAAATGAAGCTTGCCTACGTTGGCGAGGATGGAATAAAGCCGAATGTTCCGTATCGACTGAATGATAAACACGAGCTTGAGGAGGTAAAAGCATGACCGCCCTACTTCTCCTTTTCATCTTCGGCGCTGGAGCCTTGACGGTGAATCACATGGCCCCGCCGAGCACAAAGAATCAATCGCTTGAAGACCTGACGCGCGGCCCGATGGATGTTGGCACCGAGGCATGGATTAAGACGCGCTACCAGTACAAGGTCAGCGAGGCGCGGAAGGCGCTGGCTGATCGCGCAAAGCTGGCGGATGGGTGGGCGCGCTATGTCTGACGAAGGCGAAACCTACTCCGACGCCTACATCGAAGCCAAGCGCAAGGAATACCTCGCTAGCCTGGACGAGTTCGACGAGGACTGCCTGCCAGCACATAAGCGCAGAGGGTATGCCGAGCGGATGTATGACATGGCGGATGACTTGAGGAAAGAACGAAGGGAGAACTTGAGTGACTGAAAAAACACATTATCGCAAGGCGTTCGACTCGCCTTATCTAAGCAGCGCTGACATCGTTGAACCGACCCTGCTTACGGTAAGTCACGTCTCGCTTGAGAAAGATCGAACAAAGAAAACGCAGGACATGTTTAACACCGCGCACTTCGCAGAAAAGGAACTGCGGCCCGGAGAAAAGCTAAAGCCGATGATCCTGAACGCATCAAACAGCAAGACGATGAAGGCGCTGGCCAACTCCCCCTTCATTGACGACTGGCGCGGAATCAAGATAACCGTATATGTAGATCACAACGTCCGCTTTGGCCGGGAGACGGTAGAGGGGCTTCGAATCAGCCCGCACGCCCCCGAAAAGAAGTCGCTAACCCCGGAGCAAACGAAGGCATGGGATAGCGCTAAGGCGGCATATAAACGTGACGGGAACTTGATAGCAATTCTCGCTCGCGTTGATATGTCGCGCGAACACCAGGAGCAGTTGATTGACGAATGTATGGAGCCAGCGCCGTGATTTTCCACGACGTAGAACAGAACACGGACGCATGGCTGCAGCTTCGCGTAGGGAAGGCCACCGCATCAAATTTTGCATGCTTCATGGCGAACGACGGGAAAGCGTTTGGAGATCCGGCTAAACGTTATGCACTACAGCTTGCGCTAGAGCGGATTACCGGGAACAAGGCGGAAATCGGCTTTTCCAATGACCACACCGAGCGCGGCCACGAACAAGAGCCCGTCGCCCGGATGCTGTACGAAGAGGAAAACTTTGTCGATGTTCAGAACGGCGGGTTCTTTGATCACTTTCATTACGGAGATTCTCCCGATGGACTGGTAGGGCGCGATGGCGGAATCGAGATCAAATCCGTGATTGCGCCAACGCATTACGCCACGATGATTCGAGGAAGCTTCGACCCAGCCTATCGCTGGCAGCTTGTCGGGCACCTTGATTGCACCGGGCGCGAATGGTTTGACTTTGTTAGCTACTGCTCAGAGTTCCCATCCGATAAACAGCTGATCGTTTATCGGCTGTACCGAGACGATTGCAAAGACGAAATATCACGGCTTCAAGAGCGGCGGGAAAAGTTTCTAGAGCTTGTAGCCGAAACAATTAAGACGATTCAGAACTAAAGGAAGAAATCATGGCAAGTTTAAATAAGGTACAACTAATAGGGCACCTGGGTGCCGACCCTGACACACGTTACATGCCGAACGGTGACGCGGTAACCAATATCACTGTAGCGACGACGGACAGCTGGAAGGACAAGGTAAGCGGCGAGAAGAAAGAGAACACCGAATGGCATCGAATTGTGTTCTTTCGCAAGCTCGCTGAAATCGCTGGGCAATATTTGAAGAAGGGATCGCAGGTCTATATCGAGGGCGCACTTAAAACGCGCAAGTGGCAGGACAAGGACGGTCATGATCGCTATACCACCGAGATTGTTGCCGACTCCATGCAGATGCTTGGCAAGTCGGACGGAGCGAAAAGCGAACCTCCGCAGCGCCCTGCACAGAGCCGTCAAGCTACGCCGCCCGTTAATAATTACTTCGAGTCGGACATCCCTTTTAACCGCATCAATGACAAGATTGCAATGGTCTGCTGACATGAGAATGCCCGACTACGAAAAAGCCGGATGGCTGGCCGACAAGATTCCAGCGTATGGCGATTACGCAAAACAGCGAAACGCTTGAGTCGCACAACGCACCAGCTCAGGGGCCGGGCGGCTCTTCGCCCGGTCCCGCTGGAGCGATGGGTTCGGCGGCTGGTGATACGGAGGAATAAATGGACATTGTTGAACAACTGAGAGCGACACCGGAAACCGGCGCTGACCCCGACATGATTTTTGAGGCTGCTGACACGATAGAGCGCCTGCGCCGGTACATCGATGCGATGCACGGAAAAGGTGATGTTCGCCACTGTTACAACGGGATGTGCCCCGATGAAACGCAGCCCGACAGCCGAGACGATGAATGCCCGGTATGCCTGCTGCTGACGCCGAACGCAGAGCTAAGGGACCGTCCGCAAGCGGACGGTCCCGCTTGAGCGACGGGTTATGCGGCGGTGTACTAATTTGCAACAACATTAGTAGGAAATTGACATGACAAACGAAGGCGGCGGAATTTACAGCCCCTCGCACTGGACAAACTGCCCGTGCGGCTGCAATGCAGACGAAAACCAAAAAGTCGGCGCTGGTGGGACGGCGCCGTGCCACGAGTGCGGATGGACAAACGGCCACCACGACAAGCTGTGCCGCGGGTATTTGGTTGATCCTGAGACGGGCGAACCGATACCAACGCATAACGCCGCCTTAACCGAGCGCGGCGCCGGGAAGTAATTGAGAAGGACGCAGGTTCACCGCGTCCGGTTGAAGGCAGAAGTTAGGAGGCTGTATGCGAAATGGCGAAAACTACCGATGCGATTGCTGCGGGGTTGAGGTTTGGCACGCAGATGCCGAGACGCGAAAATGGGACTGGTTCAGGTGCCACCTGGAGCGCACATACCACTACTGCCCGTCGTGCAAGGACGGCTCAGAGGCGCACGCAATGTTTGCAAAGAGCCGGGCCAAGCCTTCTAACGTGGAATTAACCGGCGCCGAAGGCGTCCGGGTTGAATGAAGGGTTAGCCCCGTACAACGCAAAGGAGAAAGAAATGACTGCACAACAACTGAGAGCAATTCTTGACTGGCGCATGTGTTCCGACCCGTGGCCTGGCGGCGATATGGATTCCGTGGATGATTGGCTTGATGGAGTATGCCGCGAAGGTGGCTATCAGAATTGGGTTGAGGCGTACCACTCGCTTGTTGGTGCGCCTGAGATTTTTCCGGGAACACTTGACGCACTTCGGAGACTAGGGGCTAACGTTCAAGATCACCGGCCTTGCGCGCCTCTTGCGCAAGGTCCGCGTGGATCGCAGAGTTAGGGGTAGACATGGACAAGGTGGATGTTTTGATGCACATCAGCGGACACGGCGAAAGTGAGCTTTGCGAATGGGCGAATGACAACCTGCAAGAACTGGCGTGGACTGAGTGCAAACGCAAAATGCCTCCGGAAAAAATGCGGGTTCTTTGCTTGGTGAAACACCGAGGAATACGAATCTTGCTGCGGCATGTGGCCGGGCCTGATGCGTATAGCCCTTGCGAAGACTGGCAAGGTGAGTCGGTCAGTTCAATCATTCAGCGGTTCCGCCTGGATGATGTCACGCACTGGATGCCGCTGCCTAAGTTACCTGAAGGGTGGGGGCAAATTGCCACTACCCCTAACGCTATAGATCAGGGGCGCGAGCCGTAGGCGAAGCGTCCCGCTGGAGCGGAGGGTTATGCGTGGAGACGGAGAAATGGAAAAACGAACCGTGTTTTTTACGATGGTGATGCACCCGGCGACAGGCTGGACGAGGGTCGGGAATGCGTACCCGTCGCGCAAGGCTGCTGCCGACTGGCTGCCGTTTGTTCGTGGAGCGTGGCGCGGACTGCGGGCGAAGGTATCGCAATGCACGGTGCGGCTTGATGGTGGCAAGGTCTGCGAGCAGTCGAGGCGCTTGCTGGATGAGAAGTACAACCTTGACGCATAACGCCTGAGATAACCGGAGCGACGCGGCTTTATCGCGGCGCGTCCGGTTGATTGAAAAGTTAGGACTCTGAAGGAAACGACATGATGAAGCGAAGGGGAGCGGTAACAGACCCGGGCCGCAAATGCGGAACGATTGATTGCACAAAGCCAAAGAAGATGAAGAATGGCGGAGGAAGCAAAGGCCAGTATTGCTCATCGTGTGCATTGATGCGAAAGCGCGCCGAGAAGGCTGGACTAAACCCGTTTGGAATGACCAGGGCGCAACTTGAAGAGATGTTTTGGGATGCACGGGAAAAGAGTTCTAACGCTAAGTAGGCCCCCTAAATGTCGCGGAGTTTTACGACATTTAGGGTGAATCGCCCGCAAACCAGCGCCGCTACGGATTGTGGATGAATATGACACGGAGAAATACGACATGAACCGCACAAAAGAGCAGTGGGCAAACTGGCTTCCGTTTGAGCACTCAGAATTTATTGCCCAGCAAGACATCGCCGAACTGCACGCTCGGATTGAGGCGCTGGAAGCTGAAGTCGCTCGACTCAAGAGCATCAGCATCCAGCGCATTGATGAATGCTTGTCGCTGGCACGGGAGCGCGACGCACTATTGATGGATGTTGCAGAAGCGACTGCTGCAAATAACTGTTTGCAAGCAGAAATCATCCCCCTACACAAAGAATTATCAAGGCAGTTTGCCGAGATAGCTGCTCAGACCGAACGCGCAGAGATTGAAGCCATCGTCATACGTGCAGCAGAAGAGACTCGCTCAGACTTGGGAGAGTCTGGTACGAATTATCCAGCGATCCGTGTGTTACTTGGCTTCGTTGAGAAAGCTATTCGCGCTAGTAAGCCTTCCGCCCCGGACCTTAACCAAGGTCAACGAGGTTGAGCGGTAAACGCATATAGGTCTTGTGGATAACGTGGCTAAAACCTGTGGATTACGCCACGTTACGCCACGTTTTACGCCACACTATTTAGACAGCAGGCCGGCCATTTTCTGTTGCCATTCTCCCGGTTGCCACGGAACAGCACCTGTTGGCTGTCCATTTCTTTCGAGAATCCTGATTAGATCAGGTGAAAACGCAACGAAGTTGCTCGTTCCTGTACCTGTGCCGCGTGATCCGCCGTCTAGGTAGCGGATGCCGGGAATGCCAGCACTATTAAGTCCGTCGCTTACCAGATGTTGATTTCTTCCGGCTAGCGTTGAATATGCCTCTCCCCCTGTTTTGTCTTTGATAAGTTCCCATGCCTTTTCGGGGTTTGATTGAAACTCTCCAATGTGTGACTTAAAAGCCCTCTGCACTTCCGGCGCCTGCTGACTCAGCGGCTTATCCCAATCAAGGAAGCGGGCTACGGCTTCGTCGGGGATGTCGGTTTTGTAGAGGTTGCCATTTGTAGGAGCGGCATTCTTCTTAACCATCGCAAGTGCTTCCATGTAATCATTCTTGCGAAGTTTCTTCCCGTCAAACTTGCCGTAATTATCTAGCCGCGCTATTTCATTTTCCAGAATCCTGACGGCATCATCGTCGCCCTTTACGCCAGTGCTATGCGCCCATGCTGCTATGTCTTGAGCCTTGGTTAATCCTGCACTATCTGGCCTACCTAGTGCGCGCTGATATTCTTTGGCTACATCCGGCGCTTCAGCCAAATACAGCCCATGCCCATAAGCCTGCGCCCCTTCCCCTGTTCCGATCTTGTCTAGACTGAACTTGTCAAAGGTGTGCGGGGAGCCGTGCCAAGCGGTCATCGCCAGCGGAGCAAACCCCGTAGCCGTCCTGTTTTGATCCAGCATTGCCTGTGCGAGTTTGTTCGGGTCGTGCGATTCAAATGCAGAATTAGTCGCCGCGATGTTGCTTCGAGAATCATCGCGAAGCATACCTACAAGTTGGCTCACCGTCCCCTGCGGATCGTCAAGAAGACCACGCACGCGACGCTTTAACGAGTCGCCTGCTGAATAGATGTCGCCCAATAGTCCGGCCATTATTTAATCTCCTGCATCTGCCCACGCTTTATATACATGCTGCCAGCCCAAAATCACTATCGCGTCTGCGGCACCATCGGCGGGGCTGCAAATGGGTGCCCCCTCAACTCCGGCGGGATCAAGCGCAACTGACGCGGCGGCTGCATCAGGCTGGCCGGAGGCTCCGGGAACGGGATAGGCTTGCACGGGCTTGATGCGCATCCGGTAATAGTCATCGCTGCGAGAAATGAGGCTAGTAGTCGCATGATCAATCTCCTTTGTGGCTTGTGTCTGTTTGGCTTGGATGCGGGCAACTGTCAAGGAATCCTTGGTAACTGATGCATTCCACTTGTCTTGCACGTGCTCGGCTCCTTTGACGTACCCATATCCGACGCATGCAGCGATCAGCCCGGCGATGGCTATGAGGCGGTAGGGAGGTGGGACGAGCGATAGAAGGTTCATTTGACGCACCTCATAGCATGGAATCCCGCCCGACGCTGCGATGGAAATGGCGCATCGGTTCGCAGGCGTAGGGTGGGAATGTGATGGCGGATCAGGGTCACGGCTGAAAGGTCCTATTCCCTGACCCAGGCCTCCGGGTTGTTAAATGCGTCCAGCCCGGAGTCCAGTGACCTCCCTCCCGATATAGCCCACATTCGCGCAGCACATCGTCGGTAATCCAATCGTCAAGCGCATTCGTCGGATCGTAAATATCCACGGCCATTCCCTGCTTATGAGCGGATAACGGCGCGCCAATGGGGCATGTCTGCGGACGGAAGCCGCCATACTGCGCGCCGCTTACCTGCGTGCCCGTCTTTGGATTGATCGGCAGCGGAATGCCTGCGGCCTTAGCTTTTGCGAGCAGTGCATTGACAGGCGGGATCAGATCATTGATGTTTTCGAGCCGGTCTTGCGTCAGATCGGGGTTGTTGCGCCATGGGCCGATGATGTCGGATGGGGAAATCACAATCTATTCCTCCGGTCATGCCTGCGCCGCTCGAACGCTACCTGACCGACCACTCCTAGCAGCAGCGTAGCGCCTCCAATCGGATAGCCTAGCGCAACCCCAAGCGCTCCCGCACAGAGGCAGGCATGGGACGCGCAAAGGGCTGCAAACTGCCATCGATGCCCGTCCCAACGGTGAATGTTCAGTTGCGATGAAAGCGAGATTGAGCGGACGATGACAACGCCCGCGAGAACTATTAGAAAGAGCGTCATAGACCCTCCGCGCGTTTGGTGAGTTTTCCGAGCAGAACCGGGACTAATCCCGGAGAAACGATTCCGATCAGCACGGCCAGCAGTAACCGCGCCTGATCGGCCTGTACCGCCACCGAAGGAAGCTGTGTCGCTGCGTAGGCAGCCGCCAGCGGGGCCCCATATCCGGCCAGCAGCGATGATAGGCAAACTGCTGCGAATGCCTTGGGCCGATCATTGACGGACGGAAGCCAGATCGAGATGAAGATGGAAGCCATCAGGCCAAGAATCAGCGCATCAACGTGAGCACCGAGGAACATCGCCGGAAGCGCGGCAATTGCCCCCGTCGCTGCCCCGATTGCGGTTGAGTGAGGTTCTGCCATGTCGCGCCTTTACGATAGGTGATCCGGGTCAATCCAGAGAATGAACGTGACAGCAACCCACCGTGCCAAATCGCCGCGCCAACCGCTATCGAGTACCAATCGTTTCAGACGCTGCGAGAACGTGATTTCACGATGTCCGCCGGCCTTCTGCCAAGGAAGATCAAGGAAGATCAGCGAGGCTGGGAGATTCAATAAAACGATGTCACACAGGCCGCCGAACAACAGCAGGACGATGACCAGCGGAAAGACGGCGCGCGGGATCTTCCCTTCGTCTCTCGCTTTCTGTGCGACGACGTAGAACGGGAGGAATGAGAACGTACCCACTACACCAGAGATCAGGATTGCGAAATAGGCGACCATTGCTAGATGCTCCGACGCAATGCCGCGATCTGATCGTCCAGCGCTTTCAGTTTTGCAAACGCCGGGCTTGTCATCGGATCAGTGCCACTTGCTGCCGCCTGCGTGGCAAAGAAGGTCAGCATGAATTCGCGCGTTACGCGTGGAAGTAGCGTTGCGGACTCAAGCGAGGCGATCTGCTGGAGTGCGGGGATAGACGGAACAGGCGGGGCTGGCTGAATATTCGCCTCCACCGTCGCGATCAGATCGGCATACGTCGCCGCGTCGTCGCCAAGATCAGCACGCAGCATATCCATCTGCACGTCGGCGTAAGAATGGCAACGAATCTGCACGCCTTCCGTATCGACCCAAGTGGCCTCTACAGAGTTTGTGTCCGGGTAGTGGATGGCTTTAGCGAGTGGCATTAGGCGATTACTCCTTTTATGATGAAATAACCAATAACTAAGGGGTCCGTGAGAGCACCAGCAGAAATGTTCCTAACATAAATGCCTATACTTCCCACGCCATTCCCCCCATTATTGCCAGACCAGATGTTGTAGTTGGATGCACTGCCCCCTGACTGTACCCAGACAAAGAGACCATCATTAGAATTAATCAGTGAATTGTTAAACCAGAAACCCGCAAAACTCCCCGCCGACAAGCTCCCATTATTCATCGTGATCTGCCCGGTAGGCTTATTCAGTGTTACTGTTGTGTTCTTGCTGGTTGCCTGCGTTACCGTTCCGCCTGATCCTGTGCCGTAGCCGAGGCCGCCAGTAGCTCCCGTAAATAGGACATTCCCGGAGGCATCCACCAACAGTGCATCAACTGGAGCCCAGTTCGTCGTGTCGATAGATGGGTCCGTAGTTCCCGCGCTGCTCGTCGTCTTTCTGCGATACGCGCGGAAGTTGATCGGACTCCATACGACACTACTTCCAGCGGTATAGGCTGCACCGCTGACCCATGCGCTGATATTGGTCACTCCAAGCGCGGTATTGATCTGAGTGACCATCGTGGATAGCGCGGGGCCAAGCGCATCCGCCTTGGTATTGAATGTCGCTTCAGAATCCCCAGAAGTCGGCCAGTCAGGAAGTAACGTAACGCCACTCATATAAGTTCCTCGATCTCAATGTCACAAAGCGAATGGTCTGGATATGCAACCACAATGGAAAAGCTTTTGAAAAAACCATAAATGACGGATGCACCAAACAGCTTTGATCCGACATAGACGGCCGGCGTTGCCCGAAAGGATTTCAGTGTTGAATGGACGGAATCGGCTTTGCTGTTATCAACAACAAGAGACATCCTTGATACGTTTGCCGCTGCCCGTTGCACGACGGTTGCATTCCCCCAGTCGTCGAACGATTTAACGGAGTAATCAACAATCCCAAGCTCCATCCCTGATTGGGTTTCGCCTAACTCGGAAACTTGACCAATCACGCAGGCCCCGCAAGCTACAGTATCTCCAGGGTCGCTGATCGTGATCGTCAATGTTGCCCCGGCATATGGCGGAAGGTCATCAAATACCGCAAACGTTTTTCGACTTCTCTGACCGAAAAACCACGCGTACCACGTTTTTATTCCGTTTGTTAGCGATAGCGCTTGTGTCGAGTCATAAATCGCCCCCGATGACGGGTGACTGACTTGCACCTGCACGCTGGATGCTTCGATATTTACCAATGCAACCGCGCCAATTCGTCCAGAGACGGAGGTCGATATAACAATGGAATCTGGATTTGTGGTCTGGCTGGTTGCGGAGTTGTCGAACATCCGCCATTTATTATTTGTGCCGAGATCTAGCCACAGCGCAGGCCGCTTGATAATCCATGCTGAGTGGAAACTGCCGCCTTTAACATCGGTGATGTTGAGGACAAGCGTCCCCGATGTGTAGCTTGTAACCGTCCCCGTGAGCAAAACGTTCGGGGCGTCAGTGGCATAAACTTCGACCTCCTGCGCCGCCGCGAACGATAGCCCGGTAGAAACGGTAAAAACGCGATTCCCAATAATGGCGAGATTCAGGGATGTGCTGACTACTTCTGGATGATTGCCGAGATTGGACGAAACAAGCGATTCATAATTTCGGTGCGAGGATGCCAGTAGCACTCTAGCCCCTTGCGCATAGGTAGTCCCGCTCGAAAATGCGGAATAATCCGTCTCAGGGACATTTGAAGAGATGAGAGCCGCATCATCAATCGTTGTTGGGCGAATCATCTTCATAAGGCGGCTCTCGCGACAGGCATTCCAATTCCCTCCCACTTTTCGATGACTTGCGCCGACTTGAGCGCGAATCTAGCCAGCGAAACTTGGCCGGCTTCAAGGTTTGCAAACTGGGCACGAAGCTGAGCAAGCTCATTCATTACTTTTGGATCGGAAACGGTCACGACTTCAGCCTTCCCTGTTGCTCGCTGTACTCTTAGGTAGTCAGTACGGCTTGCGAATGAGGATGTTTTAATGTCTCGCCCACTAGTAACAGCCGCATCAGCAACGCCAGCGAAGCTTCCAGAAACAGCAATCAGCGTGGCATACATCCGCCTGCCAGATTCTGTGGCGAGGTCTTGCGCTTCAACTAGATTGCGGAATTCATCTCGCGTTTGCGGAATGGCGTCAAGGCCAATCGCCTTAAGCGTTGCGCTGATACTGTCCTGTACGCGTGCCTTTTTCTCTGCCTCTGAATAGAAGCTTTCGATATAGCCATCAAGTGCGGTTGTTGCCGAACTTGCTCCACCGAGCAAAGAAACCAGACTATCCCGGTTAGTAAGCCCCGCTGTCCCTGAGCCAAAGGCGGCCGTGCCAGATTTGCCCATGAGACCAGCAATCTGGTCGGTGAGCTGGAACTCCTGACCAAGCCGCGAAAGCGTCTGCGTCAGCGTTTCCCCGGACTTGGTAAAGTCATCAATATTAGGGATGATATTTTTCGCAATCGCATCCCCGAGCTTCGTCATTGCCTCTTCGACGCTGGCGAACTTGCCACTTACCGATGCGGTATCAATGGCAGCGGAATCTGTGCCGAGCATCTTGGCAAACTCATGCCCAGAAAAGAACAGAGCAGAAGTCGAAGCGGCAATCGCTTTTACTGTGGCGGCAGGCAGAGCGTATTTATCTTCCCATCGTCCCCGCCCACTCGTCTGGCCGGCGGTATAGGAAAACGGCGTCAACCCATTAAATCCGGTGTCCTGATCGTTCCACCCACCCCCCGGATTACCGAATACCCCGCTGCTTTTAAGCATGAAGCCAACGCCGCTAGTATCTGCATTGTTGTGCGGGTCTTCTTTATTCTTGCCGCTGAATAGGCTATACACTGCCAGCGCCGCGCCGACCCAAGGGAGCGCCGTCCCGATGGTTGATGCAATACTCGCCCCAGTTGATCCTGCTGCGGTTAGTCCTCCTGCCGCTGTCCCGCTTCCTGCCGATAAAAGCGCTCCGCCCTGTGCAGCAGAGGCATAGACCGGCGCGGCGTACCCTGCTGCTGTGGCAGTCGAAAGACCCAGCGACGCCCCTAAGCTTGAGGTTGCAAAGCTGCCATACGCTGCAAGCGCAGCGCCGGAAGCCGCAAGCGACGATGATCCATTGAACAGGCCATACAGGCTGCTCGCGGTATTAACCAGACCTCCCGCATTGGATACCCCCGCCCCAATCGATCCAGCCCCGCCCGATAGTCCGAGCGCTCCCGTAGCCGAGGTATAGACCTGCATCACAATCGGCTTTAGCGTTGCCTCATAGATCGCACTCAGGAGCGCCTTGCGCAGCGTGTCGCCAATCTTCTTGGCTGCGTCCCCGCCATCCTCTGCCCATGTGGTGAATGCGTCTCTGGCAAGGCGGTCTGTTGCTTCCCATCCGCGCTGCCATTCTTTATTGACTTCATCGACGGCGCGCTTGTTGGCGTCTTTGGCTTCGCGGCTAATCATGGAGTCACGTAGGCGCTTGCGGGCTTCAATTTCTCGCTCTAGTGCGCTGATCGTTTCGCCTGAGCTTCCTTCTGATTTTTTCTTAGCAAGTAACTCATCGAGACGGGCAATAGTGACGGCTTCAATTTGCGACTTTGTCAGGCCATAAAGTGAATTTTCTTCCTCAATTTTTGCCGCCTCGTCGTTGATTGACTGGATACTCTTTTCGCGTGCCGCTGCAATTGCCTCTTGCGACTTGATCCATGCGTTACGTGTAGCCGCAGACTCTTGATAAGCGGCGATGGTGTCGATTTCAACAAGCAGCCGGCTCTTTTCTTCTGCCGTCAGCTTCGTAGAACTGGCAGCAACGCGTGCCATCAACTCGACGCGGGTTTTCTCCCATGCAGACAGCTGGCCTTGCGATTGCAGCTCTGCGGTAGCCAGAGATAGGCGCTCTTGAATGGCTTTGTTCAGCGTGTCATAAGCGGAGGCTTCGCCGCTGGCGGACGAGTCTTTACCCGTCTTGATGTTTCCGCCCTTTGCCATCTTGTCCAGCGCATCACTAAGGGACGAAGACGCGGCGGCAGCATCGCGCTGGCTCTTTGAAAGGGATGACAGGGTAGTTGCGAGCTCTATGGCTTTTTGATTTCCACCGAGTAGCGCTGTTCCGAATTTATTGAATGCGAGCGTTACATCTTCTGACCCATCGCTTAGTCCTTTTATCGCCGGGAGCAGGTCTTTAGCAACGTCCGCAGAGATTCCAAGTTGCCCAGCAAGCTTGTCCGAACTAGAGCCGGCAAACGAGCCTTTTAGCTTGTCTAGGGTTGAATACCCGCCCAGCCCACCAACGGACTCGCCCAGCTTCTTTTCGGCGACAAGCTGAGTCGTTCTGATGTATTCCTGCTGGAATTTGATTTGCTCAATCGTCGCCGCGCGGACGGCATCGCTTGATTTATTGAACTCGACATAGAGCTTGTCCATGTCGAACTCTTTGGTCGTTTTCCCGACCTCGCCGACGGCCTTATCGAAGTCAGAAAGCGTGTCAGCAAACTTCTTTGAGCTATCCGCAGACGATGAGAATGCGGAGATGATATTAGGCAGCAATGCAGCGAGAACGCCAACAGCGGCGCCGGCTGCACCGAACCCGACAAGCATTTGAGGGAGTTGCTGACCGAGCGCTTTAACTGCGCTCGTCCCGCCATTTACCTGGACTACAAAATCCTGAAGCTGATAGCTGGTGTTTTGCAGTTGGCGAGTAAATCCGCTACCAATAGGATTTGAGTTCGCAGAATTAGACATCCTTATTTGAGCAGCTTCGACTTCGCGCAGCTTTGCCAGATACGGCTCGAACTTAGATACATCAAGTCCTTTTTCGGAAATCTTGAATTCGAGTTTTTGCGATGCCGTCTTACCGAGCAACTCCAGGCTTGTTTGCGCACGCTTGATTGATGCAACAATCCGGCCTTCTGAGCGGGTAAATTCATCGGCGCTTTTGCTGGCACCATCGCCAATACCATCAACGGCCTTCCCGGCCTTGTTGGCTTCAGTGACCAACCGGTTAGCCATCTGACCGGCTTTATCTGCGACACGATTAAGAGCGCTTTCGGCGCCCTCGCTCGACATCTCGACAACGCCTTGAATTTTCAAGTCAGACATAAATTCCCCTAGGGCTCTTCACGCATTGCATTGAGTGCGGAAATTTCCATTTCCTGAATGTCAGAAAATGCCTCGTCCCATGCTTCTCCGGAATATTCACGGTCTAACAATGGGTAGATCGATTCGTATCGCAGGCCAGTACGGCCTGACATGGAGACAGACCACTGCGTACTTAATCGAGAGAACAACAGAAAGGCCGGCCAGTTTTCCGGCCAGACTTCAACGTCCAAATTTGAAACTGCAGCGACGGCGGAAATAAACGCATTGCCGGCGGCTTGCGGCGGCTCCCGCTGGTAAAGCGCCGCCGCCGCCGCCCTCAGTTTCCCAGCCGGCCATCCCTGCATGCAGCGCCATATGCCGCCATGATTGCGGGAAGAACTGCCGCACCGCATTCAGACTCGATTTCAAGCAATGAATCAATATTCAAAGGAACATCAAGCCCCCATGAATCAATCGAATCAAGCAGGTAATTCGCCATCAATTCGCCAGCGATTCCGTAGAAAGACTCCCAGCTGAATCCATCATCACTGACCTGAGGAACGGAGTTTTTCAGCGAGTCTTGCCACTTGCCGAATTCCTTTCGGTCCCGGTACTTAAATGTGATTGGAATAAGCCCTTCTTCTCCACTCGGGAGAGTGACCGTTACGTTGAATTCCTTGAACGTCTTAGGGCGTGAGCCGAGCTTTATTTTCGTTGCCATTATTTTGTTTTCCTTGTCATAAAAAGACGCTGGCGGTAGCGAACCGTTTGCCCAGCGCTAAAACCCCGAATCGGTAATCCGATCCGGGGAGGCAAAATTAGTAAGAGATGGAACGGCCAAGGAACGTCATTGCCGCTTCGACGGTGTTGACGTTGTTGTTATTGAGCTTTGGCATTTCGGATACGCTCAGATAGCCGTAGCCGTAGGAGACCGCGCCGCCGCTGATGACTTGCTTAAACGCCACTTTCGCCAACGTGCGCGAGATGCCGAGCATGGTTTTGTAGTTGGCATTGGCGGCATCGTGGCCGAGCGTCAAAGTCACGGACGTGGCGTTAAAGCCGGTGGGGATCTTGATTGCGTTGCGCTTGGAGAGCGGGGACACGTCAGTAAATCGAGCGTCGCCGCCGGATGATCCAATCGTCAGAACCTGGGGGATAGACGTCCAACTGCTGATCTTCTGCGCGGTGCCAACGCCGCTACCAGCGGGAAAGAAACCGGTATTGCTGGCATCAAGCCCATTGATCTGGAAGCTGTTGGCATCAACAACAGTCACCGTATAAACCGCATCGGTTGCGTCTTCCCAGCCGGAAGAAAGCAGGATTTCATCGCCGGTCGCATAGCCATGTGCCGTCGAAGTTGCAACGGCTGGATTTGCATTGGTAACTGCCGAGATGGTTTTCGCGGACGCGAAGGTGGAGGAAAATTGCTGCGAGCTGCCTTCAGGGAAATAGTAAGCGATGATAGTTCCTTTCCTGGCGTCATACGCCAGATGTTTTGCCCGCAAAGGGCGTAAAAAAACCAGCTCGGCTTTCGCTTTGCTGGTTTGCTGGTATCGCCCTTGCGGGCACAAAAAAGCCGGCTATTGGCCGGCTTGGTTGTTTTGCTCAGGGATTGCTACAACGTGCATCCCTTATGAAACTTTCTCTTCGCATCAATGTACGCAGCATGTGCCGCGTCGGCTGTGTCATACATTCCAATATGAACGCGCTTGCGATCTACGGTTATGGATGCGCGGAATTTTCCTTGGTGGCTATGGACGCCCAAAACGCCAAGCTTATTTCTCTTGCTCGCCGACCTCTGGTTTTCAATGTTCGTCTTTAGATCAACGAGCCTTAAATTATCGATTCGATTGTCTTCTCTACGTCCATTGATGTGGTCAACATATAGCGACGGGAATTCTCCGTTGATATACATCCATGCAACTCTGTGAGCCAAAAACTTTTGGTTCAAAAGGTTTATTAGCCGGTATCCCTTTAGCGCTGCGTGGCCCGGTGTATCGGCCCGGTCTCCAACATGATACCTATCGCCGAAATTATGCTTATGCGTGAATTCGCCAGTATTAGGATCATACGCAAGGCGATCCATCAAATACTCGCGTGTTAAAATTTGCTTAGCCATGATGACTCCTTAATAGTCAGATTGGTTAGAGCCGCATTCGTGTTTCAGCACTTATGCGGCTCGTCTATTTTACGCCTTTATCGAAGTGCCCAGACGTTGTATCGCTGGATACACCCGTATAACTTCGTGTCGGGTTCGTGCATGTTCATGGCCTCGCCTTGCGGTCTTGCGATGAACAATGAAGAGGCGCACATCGCATCTTCAATTGACCGGATGAGAACCAATGACGCAGCGCGCGTGGTTGTCCAAACATTGATCTGTAGATATGAATTTCGCTTGTCCGCTGCGGTTCCATCGAGAAACCTTGCTGGCTCACCACCAAGGGTCTGCCATGTGACATAGGGCGTCGTAACGCCCTCTGGCGCGAGGTCTGGAAAGGTATTTGGGCAAATGCCAGACAGCAACGAATGCAGATTTGACTCAAACGCCATTTGCAACCTCTTCCATGTACCGCTGCTTGATCGCGGCGATGACTTCTGCCTTTGTCTCTTTGATCGCCGCGCCGATAAAAGAATGTGCAGGCGCTTTACTGGTTCCAAATTCGACCATTGCCCCATATGGGGCTTTGTCTGCATTCCAGCTAATGTGATACGTGCTCACATCGCGATAACTGTTGTCTTTTGAGAAAACCTGATAGATCGCGTCTCTAAGATTCCCAGGCGAGTACGGCCCATAGACCTTGTTTGTGCCGTAGAACTTATGCGCCTGAGTCGAAACAGGAACCAGCATCCGCGCCCGGTCATAAATGATCTGCGCGCCAGCTTGTGCAGCGGGCCGGGTTGCCTTGTTCAATATCTCTGCCGTTGCGGCCAAATCTGCTTTGAGTTTCGACAGATTCATGTTGATCCGCATATTGCTCATTGCACGCGCACCACAACCAGATCAAGGAACTCATTGCGCCCAAAAGGGAGGATGTCGGAAATGGCGAAAACTTCCGCCCCAAGCTCAACACGCATGCCTGCATCCAGCCCTGTGCGGAAGCGGATGCGAATACTCGCCTTTGCGATGGACGTTTCCGCATCAGCTTTGATCGCAGCGAGTCCCGACAGGTACTTGACCGATCCCCAAACGGTAGCAACGGTCTGCCATGTGGTCATTGGCTGACCGATGGAATCCTGACCGGTAACGCGCTGTTTGATGGTCAGGCGCCTATCGAGTTGTCCGGCCTGCATCACCACACCTTGTATGGATCAATCAGCGATTCGACATAGGGCAGGATCGAATATCCCCGATCACTTGCGGCGCTGCGCTGGTCGTAAAAGTGGCCGATTTGCAGCAGCATCCATTGCCGGATCGGCTCTGGCACGTCTGAAGCTGCATCGCCATAGCCAACCACGAAGCGGATGCGCACGGCATTGGCGGCGTCGTCCGTATCTGGCCAGTCCGTAACCGGGAAAAGCCAGCTTTCGTATTCCGCCTCGGAATCCAAGGAATAAGCGGTACTAGAGAGCGTCTGCTGCACGTCAGAAACGACATACTTAACAGACTCAATGCTCTGCACATTGGGAAACGGAAGCTTGATTTCGGCGGACGGGAACGCGTCAATGATCTGTTCCCATGTCTGCGAAATCAGGGCCCGACCTAGTCGCTCCTCTGCCATGTTCCGGGCCGTGACGATCAACGAGGTGATAAGCGCGTCATCATCGGAGATGTCCACACGGCAATGGCTCTTGGCTTCGATGAGCGTGACGGGTTCTACCGCAGGCGCAGTAATGAGTTTTTTTGACATGGTTGTTTAGCCGGTCCGGTAGGCCCGTTGTTCAGTAGACAGGTTTTCTTTTCGTGTTCTGGTAGATAGGTTTTCTTTTCGTGTTCTTTTCGGATACAGAACAACCGAGCCGGGAATTGATGCCGTCGCTGCGCTTGATTCAGCCACCGATGCCAACTCAACAATCGACGCAGCCATCGCCGTTGCCGATCCGCTGGTGTCCGCTGCGGAGGCCGGCTCGTTAATGGCCGCGTTGTAGCTCCCTGCCGATGCAGAGCTTGCTGTTTCTGTCGCGCTTGCCGTCTCTGTGATGCTGCCTGCCATCGCAGCGGCGGCTGATTGCGTTTCGACCGCCGAGGCTATTTCGCTTATGGCGCCGGTGTAGTTGCCGGCGGCGGCATAACTGGCGGTATCCGTCGCGGCGCCAGCTTCGATGATCGATACCGATGCGGAGAGCGTTGCTGTCGCGGTGTCCCCTGCCGCACCTGATTCGGTGCGCGCCGAGGCGTAGCCGATCACGCAGCTTGATGCCTCGGCCGCGCTGGCCGCTTCGGTGATTGATGGAGTGAAGGCCCCGCCGCTTGATACCGCTGCTCCGATGCCATACGGATCGAGTCCGTACTTAATCAAGCCGTAGCTCATGGCTTACGCCGGCCAGCCTGCTGAAATATCGATCGCCAGTACAGCTTGCCAGTCAGTCATGGCATTGATCTGTGCGCGATAGGCCTCGCCTACGGCAAAGACGCCCATGTCGCGCGCGGCCGTTGTCAGCATGACCTCCTGCGCCAGCGCGGGCGTCATCAGCACCAGGGTGTTATCGGCGAACTTCCAATCCAACCCTGGCGGCAGTGATGCGCCCATCATGGCGAGCCCGAGCTGCTGCGTGCGCGCGCCTTCGTCGGTGTCGATCACTTTCCCGACACTCGCAATCGGCACGCCCGCGTACTTCACTTCCTCGCGTTTGGCTTTGATCTCGGCCCACTTCTGCGCGCGAGCAACGGCCAACGCGTCGTAGGCATCGACAATGGCTTGAGCGGAAACGGGATCATCAGCCAGCCAATTGCCGTTCTGCTCGACGACAGTGAGGCCCGCCGCCCTAAAGGCATCATGCAGACCAAAACCCTTTTCGACGTAGTTGATCGGTTGCATGATTAGCTCGTAAGGAACATGTGAGGGATGCCGCTGAGGGTACTGGTCAACGTAAACGTGGTGCCAGACAGGTCACTGCCGAAAGGTGCCGACCCTATATCCGAAAACAGACATTGATTCGGCGTGATACCGTCGCTTGCAAAGCCCAATTGATTGAGGAATGCCGATGTAGTTACGGCACGAATTGTTGCGGCGGACGTACTTTCAATCAGCGCCCAATACTGATGGCCCGGATGCAGGTTTGGCGCATAGCTGGCCGTGTCAGTTTTAACGCCCGTCGTCCCGACGTTCACGCTCCCCATGCCAAGGACACGGCCCGGCTGCATGCGACCATTACTATCCACATAGCTCTCTGCAACGCCCAAATAACACGTACCGGCGACAGCCGCAGTTACAACGATACCCAGCCCCGTCAACGTCGGGTATTCCGGGCATTTAATTGGGACGGCGAACAGACGATTGGCAACAAGCGCAATCGTTCCACCAGCGTTGTTCGTCACTAGTGCAGGGTTGAACGCTTGGAATCCCGCACCTGGAACGCGGATCGCAGGAACGCTCGATGCCGCCGCGCCGGAATGCTCCACGACGCGAATCGTAGATGTACCCGTCAAGCTGATTGGGCTCCCGCCCTCGCTGTACGTGCCACTGACGATGCTGGCGACAATCGTCGTCGGGCGAACCAATGTATTACCGGCTGCGGCTTTACCGATGCCCCACTCAATATCACCGCTTCCGGAAATAGCGACATACGCGACGGGGTCGTTAATTCCAAAGACGTTCGCGACGCGCGCACGCTGGCTGACCGCCGTCAGGGTGAGTGTTCCCACTCCGGTCGTAGTCGTGGTTTCTTCAATTCCAACGCCGAGCATGATTATTCCTTATGTGCCACGGAAGGGAGTCTGGCAGAGAGTTGGAGCAGCATAGAGTCCGCATAAGCACCGAGCGGAATCCATGCCAGAAAAGCGAGCGCTGCAGCAAAAGCGAGCGCTAGATACGCCCCCGACATGATCCGGTCAATGCGCGCTTTACGCGCAATGCGACGTTCAAGCGCTTCGCCGAGAAACATGCCGAAGGTGTAATCCTTGTTAAGCATTACAGGCTCGTGCTGTAGGTCACGGTCACGGTGTTGGTGTTCACCACGGGCTGATCGCCACCAGTGAAGAGGCCAGCCGAATACAGCGTGCCAGCCATGCTATCGATGGTCGAAACAGCACCCGAGCCATAGACGATGAAGCATCCCTTAACGGTGCCGGTGCCGGTCATCGTGAAGACGGGCGCAGAGCTTGGAGCTTTGGCACGCGCCGAAGCAGCCGACCACGAAATCGTCTTGCGTGGGCCGGTGTAGGTAGGTGCATTCGTGGCGCCGCACTCAGTCCATGTGCCATGCGATGCCATCGTGTCAGCAATGACGGGGACGCCGGTATAGGACACAGCGCCAATCAGGCCCATATACGGGCCGGTGACGGTATAAGCCGAGCCAGCAAGGCCCGCATCAAGCAGCGCATTCGCGCCGACCGTGGTCACGACATTAGGAGCCAATCGATCCCACTTGATTTCTGTCAGTGAGGCCATGTACTGCTCAAGATCGGCCAGTTCCTTGGCAAATGCGCCAGTCAGATCAGCGCGGAGCTTCTGCAACTTCGGCCAGAGCGCGAGGTATTCGTCTCGGTACTTTTCCATGTAGCCACGGCAGACACCGTGATAGATGCCCGTGATTCCTGCGTGCTCAGAGGATTTTGCAGAGAGGCCAACCGCTGCACCGGATTGATCCTTACCGTTCATTTTTTCGACGCTCATTCGGCCACCTCTTCGATTTGCGATTCCAGAAACCAGCGCGAATGCTCAACGCCATCAGCATCGGTATTCACGACGAGGTATGCCATTTCTTCGTGTGAATCGCTGAACTTGCGCTCAACCACCGTGCCCGTAATGACCGGCACGAATTGGCGCACAGTGGCGCCGGATTTGATGGGCATAGGTATCTCCAGAAATAAAAAAACCCGCCGGAGCGGGTTAGGGTTGTTTGGGCTTGCGGCCGCGTTTTGGCGCAGATTCGTCTGCAACAACTGGCGGCGGCTCGTCCAGATACTTGGCAACACCAACACCCACGAGATGATCAGCGATTTCCTTGCCGCACAGAAGAATGTCCCCAGCAACAAAGCCGCCGATAAGACTGTTTGCACCTTGTGCGATGAACTTGATTCGAGTTTGCATAATTCCCCCAAAGAAACGCCCCACCGAAGCGGGGCGTTTGATTCGGCTAATTAGGCCGGGGTGAGGTCGCCACCACGAACAGCGGCGGGTTTCTCAGTTGCCAGAGCCAGACGACGCTCTGCGCGGAGGGTGATCAGGTTCTTGGTAAAGTTGTCCGAATCAGAATCGGACATTTCGACCGTCACGCCTTCGCGGTTGTAGAGCATGTAAGCCTCGGAGAAGCGACCAACTTGGAAGGTGTCAGCTGCCATGCCGATGGCCTGAACAACGGGGATTCCGAACAGACGCGGGATGCCGGCGTCAGAGACGCTGTAAAGCGTTTGGCCGGCTGCCGTGGTAAGCAGTTCAATTTCGATGGTTGCCCAATCGGCCGGATTGAGCACGATGGCATCGGCAGGGAATCCAGCGGCGTACAGGTCTGCCATCACCTTGCGGATCAGGACAAGCTTTTTGAACGTGCCTGAAATAGCGGTAAGCGCGGCATTGGTGTATCCGTGCGCCGTAAAGTTGCCGGTATCGTAGGTGCCGGAGATGTTAGGAGCGGTGCCATCGCCAACGACAAGCTGCGTATCAACCTTCTGATTCACTCCATAGCGCATACGGGTATCAACATAGGCGGCAAGAGCCGGAGCATCAGCAGCCAATTGCTTGGAAATCTTGATCCAATGCGCCACGGTGGAAACCGGCATGTTGACCAGCGACCAAGTCAGAGCCGATTCGCCCTTCTGCGTACCTTCCGCCGCTTCCGCTGCGGAATTCGTGAATGATGCTTCTTTCGTGAATTCGATAGCGTTGCTGGTGGTGGTGGTCGAAGGCAGCAGGGTTTCCATGCTGAATGGCAGGAAAGCGCCACCAACAACACCGGAAAGACGATTCGGGGCCACGCTGGTATCGGAGCCAGTCAGGGTGTTTTTGACTTCAACGCGCAGTTTTGCCATTTGGCCGCCAGCAAAATCTGCATAACGAGCGGACTTGACGAACTGATCGCCCCACGTTTCGGACTTCTGCTCCGGATCGGGTTGGGCGGTGCCCTTCTGTTCGATTTGCAGGATTCGGTCGGCTAGTTCGCGCTGCTTTATGGACAGGCCATCCAGTGCGGCCTTGGTATCGGCCGATTGGGTGCCAGTGGCCTTGATTTCGGCCTCGGTCTTTTCGGCGTACGCGGTGAGTTGGGTTTCGATGGCCTCAACGGCCTTCATTACAGTATCGAGTTCGACGGACATTTGTATCTCCAGAAATGAAAAAACCCGCCGGAGCGGGTTGGGTTTTTGGTTGAGTTGATTACAGCGGGATACGCGCTCGCGCTCGCAGCAAAACAGCTTGAAGGTCGCGCGCTGCCTTCACGTCGATGGATTCATGGTCGGGTTCCCCCCGGCTGAATACCACCTTCGCGCGACTGACGAGCGCCGCCGTCAGTCCTTTGCTAAGACCGCCTGCATCCCGCAAGAAGCCCTCAAAATCTCGGATCGTTTCAAGGCCATCAACGGCGGCCTCAATATCCATGTTTTTCACCGATGAAAGGTCTATCCGTGCCGCGCCATCGGCCGGGAATACGACCGGCGACACCTCAATAAGACTCGACCACTTGCGGATGATGCGCCCACCGCCTGCACTGTCCTCCCAGTCGCCTTTTTTGAGGTATCCACCAATCGATAGGCCATCAAGCGTGCCGTGTTTCATGGCCGCTCGAACGTCAGCCGCTAGAGATAGATTCGGGGTCAACTCGCCTTCAACGAAAAGGCCGTGCTCATCCTCTTTGGCCTTCGTCCATTTGCCGACCGGCATATTCCAGTCATGCTGAAAGAACATCTTAGGCTTGCCGTTGTTGCGCAGCGTGTATTCGAAAGCGCCTCGGAGAATGGTGTCACCGTAGCTATCGACGCCACCAAACACCGATGCATAACCGGAGAACGTTCCGGATACGTCGTCAAGCTTGATGTCGCAGTCAGTTAGAGATAGGTGTTTGCGTACCAGCATTTGCGGCCCCCTGGGCGACTTGCCCAAGCATGTGAAGTGGTGCGAGGTTTGTTTGCGCGGTCAGCTCGTCGCCCCCAGGAATCGGAGGGTCGTTCTCTAGCTGGCGGCATTCGTTTCGTGTTTTCAAGCCGTTCTGGCTTGCTTGCGCATAAATTTCCATTCGCTCTTTCAGGCTTGCGCGTAGCAACCCATCAATCGAGAATTCGACGGAATAGCGCGATCGTTGCGCGGCAGATAGGACGCGCTTCGCGACGGCCTGCTGTAGATTCACCACCGAAGGCCCGATTACTAGCTTATGAAAGCCGGAAATAAGTTGTTCAATTCCAGATCCCCATGCAGTGACGTTGCTGTGCCCAACCATGACCGGAGGAACGCCAAACCATCGACAGATTTCCTCTACCGAGAATTGGCGCGTTTCGAGAAGTTGCTGGTCTGCCGGGGAAAGGTTCAATTGCTGGAATTTCATGTCGGCTTCCAACACAAAAAGCCGATTGGTTCCGCCCTCTGCCATCCCGACGAAGTTGGCGCGAACAGCATCGCGCTGTTCTTTCTTCAACGCCTTGTCAATCATCAGGACGCCGCTAGGCTTCCCGTGATTGGCAAACAGAGTTGCGGCAGCGGCTTGTGCGCTGGCGCTCTCAGACGTTGAAGCGCGCATGTAGTCAAGGCGGTCTAGCCCGGTAGTGCCGTTACCCATCCCCTTTAGGTGCAGAACGCGATCTGCTGACAGTACGGCTACATCCAGGCCAATGGTGTAGCGGTAAACCATCGTCCCGTCTTCTAGTACCCACGGCTCTACTTGATCAGCCGGCATGGGCCATAAAGCAATCGCTTCTCCACTTCTGTTGCGCTCAACGCGCGCATAAGCGTTCCCGCGAAGCAGAAGATTCATCAGCATGGCGACCCAGAATTCCATCGGGGTCATGCGATTGTTGGGCGATTCGTGCAGAACCTGCCAGAGAACCGTGTCACGGGCGAGTTCGCGCCTTCCATTGTTGTTTGTATAGACAAACAGGGGAAGCGACGCGATGACGTTAGCGATCAGGCTTACACATGCCCAGACGGTTGATAGCTGAAGCGCACCGTCTGGAGCAATTGCCACCGTCCCAGAAACGAGGGACGCAGACGCGCCGTTAGTCTGCCTGCCGCGACGATCCCCAAGCGCACCACCCCAGCCAAACCAGCCAAGGAGGTTTGAAAATAGTCGATTCATGCGGAGTTATCCAGAAATTGGGGCGAACAAGAAACTGTCGATATTTCCGATTGCCTCAGGATTCAGCGACATTAACGAAACAGCACTAAGCAGCGCCATCAGCGGGTCAATCTTTGCTGTCCCACTGGCTTGTTTTGTGATGATGATTGCGTTTCCGCGCGGCTCTACCTTGGCATTACCTACACACCACGCCATCAGCGGTTGTGCGCCATGCTCGATTACGCC